GAATCATCTATATGCCACCTTACGGCCTAACAGCAACACTAGATTATATGTTAGCCATTAATCCCTCGACGTATGCTACAATTAAGATTCCGTTAGAAGTAAATGACAGTAAAGAAAAATGGACCTTTGGAACAGTTGTGGGTGATAAGATCTATTGGTTACCATATGGTGAAGATCGTATACTAGTGTGCGATACACACTGTGAAACTGTTAGTTATATTAACATCGACTGGCCGGAAGGGATCGCAGAAACTCGAGGCAAGTATGTGCAAGGGCATGTCTACGATAATAAGATATTTGCATTACCTTACGGGGAAGACAAGCCGCTAGACTATATGCTGATTGTAGATCTAATTACCGAAACCGCTGAATTAAAATACATAGCTGTGCCTGTAAACGACTGTAAGAAATGGCATCAGAGTGTGTTACGCAATAATAAGATTTATGCAGTACCACGCGGCGCATATACTCCATTCAATTTTGCTGTAGAATATAACTGTGATGACGGTACTGTTAAATTAACTAACCTAGCTAACTTATATCCTGATCATGCAGACACTACTATGAAGTTTACTACCATTGCCCTTGTGAATGATATAATCTATGCACCACCATATGGCTATCATGATGATTTCGATTATATGTTAGTAAACAAAGACGGCGAGTGGACTAGCGGTCGTACAGGTATTAGAGGTACTACACGCAAATACTTTACACACGTTAAAACTACAAACAATAAGTTATATTTTCCACCTGCTGGGCATCATTCAGTTTGGAGCAAGTTTTTAATCATCGACCGAGGTGTTGTTAAAACTATCGATCTAGATGTTACTACAGAAACCAAAAAGTATTTTGCCGGGGTAGAAAACAGCAAGGGCAACGTGTATTACATTCCTCGTGGTGGATGCGTATGTGACCCGGATGCTGATTTAAAACTCACAGGCGACCTAGCGGAAGTCTTAGTAGTTGACACTAAGGACGATAGATACTATACTATAGATATAAGTGAATGTTTTACAGACAACACTACCATTGAAAAATACAATGCCTGCTGTATTATCAATGACGTTATATTTGCTATGCCATACGGTGAAAGTGAATCGTTTCAAACAGTATTGATATTTGATACTATTACAGAAACTATTATCAAAACATTGGATCTAAATGAGTTATAAATCGTTCGAGGACTACTACAGAGAAGCTGAGATCAAGCATCTTGTATTATTCAAGCACGGCAATTATTTGATTAGTCCTCCATTCTGTACAGACAAATGTAAAGACTACAGTCGTGTCCTAATTTATAAGGACGGTGGAGTGGCATGGTTCCATGTAGATACACTCCCTGCGACTAGCAAATATAATTCCATGATTAGCATAGGTTCTAGTGCATTCTTTGCACCCTATGGAATATGGGATGGGTTTAATACTGTATTAGAACTCGATACTCGTGGCGCTGGCAAGGCAACATATCATACACTTGACAGTACAGCCAAAGGGCAATTCTATAATATGGCCAGCGATGGCACAACTGCATTTTCTGCACCTCTAGGCTACGAAGAAGTTAGCTTTGGATTGTTTATTAAAGATAGCAGGGTTAAACAAATTCCGTTTCCAGCAACCGGCGAACTTAAAAAGCATATGGGTACTGTCTGGGCTAACGGCTATTACTGGAGTGCGCCACGTGGTGAAAGTTATGACTACAACCAAATCTTAAAGTTTAATCCCGACACTGAAGAACTAAGTTTTATCACAGTTGACTTGCCTAAAGCAAGGCGCAAGTACAGTGACTTTATCGTTGCTGGAAATAAATTATTTGCTCTGCCGCTAGGTAGAGATATCGAACTGCGTCAAATGCTAGTAGTAGATACTACAACTGATAGTATAGAATTAGTAGACCTCAATGTTCCTACTTTTGTAAAAAAATATAATGCTGGGGTGCTACTTGATAATGTAATCGTTGCTTTACCATACGGACATAAAGATAACGGTGATGCTAATTACGGACTTGTGTTTAATACCGATACCTATGAGCATTCAGTATTTGATATCGGACTATCATTCGGAGGCAAATATAGATTCCGTTCAGGCATCGAATATAACGGTGTTGCTGTATTTTTACCTACAGGTACTCCTAATGCTGATATCATAGTTGTAGATAAAACTGGAACTATTTTATTTAGAAAAAGTCTACCCGAGTATATACTAGGAAGACCGTTAGTAGATAATGGACTTGTTTATACTATTGCGTATAATGTGCTGACAAAAAAGCATTCAATACTAACTATTGATAGTAATTATACACTTAGCTTTGATATTCTTTTCTAAGATAGATATCACTTAGACAACTACAAGATACTTTGCCGCAGATAAGCGGTCCCTTGGGCAATGTAAAATCTTGTATAGTGCCTAATGGACGTTGTCCGCAATCTGCACTAGATACCTTACCCACATAGTCAATATTGATCATATCAAGTCCTGCCCAGCATTTCCAACCTTTATGTTTGTTTAATCCTTGCAGTACTAGTTCGTTAGCAGTTATAGGTGCATCATCTAAAAGTAACACACCTCGATGCATCTTCTCATCATCTAACTGTCTAAAGTAGGGCCACTGCTTAATACACTCTTGCTGTTCGTAGGTGTAGTCCGATACTCGATTGGTCATATTGATCTTGTCAAGAACCATTTTTGGCCAGATGGCAATATCGCTGTTATCATAAATGTATTTGGATATCTCTACTAGTTGATCAAACTGCTCAGGTACCATCATCATATTAACTGCCACTGGGACTTTAGAAGCCTTGGCAATTTCGATAAAGTGATCAGGGCTAGTATACTCGGGGTGATAACTTAATAATATACCTGTAGACAGTTGTCCTATAGTAGAAAAGTATGCGGCATCTCTGCTACCATTTGACAGGAATGTAAAACTATTTCCATACGAGTGTGCCAGCTCTGCAAAGTCGAGGAAGTGGTTCCAATAAGTTGGTTCTCCGCCGCTGATCCTAAAACAGATATCTTTATGCGGTAATCGTTCATTTATAGTTTTAACAAACTGTTTGACATCATTCCAGTCCGGCCAACCAGTACTGCCGTCATTGAACATGCTGGGACAGTATGAGCAACGATAGTTACACTTATTACCCAAGTTCCATGTAATAAGGAACCAATTGTTTTTATTAGGATTTTGATAAGTTAATTTCATTCGGCAATTAAGTTGTTGACAATTAAGTTACGAGTACGTTCATTTAGTTTAACTGTTAAGACTAATGAATATAAGCCATCGCTGAAACTAAAAACACTGTGATCAATCTGTGTGTTGGCAAAGTACAACCAACCTGCTTCTGGATAGATCGGACGACCATCAAACATCTGTACATAGTTTTCCGGACTGCATCTGCCGAATACTGCGATCATCCTAAAATATTCAGGACTCACTTCATGGAAATCTCTATGCGGAGGGAAGAAACCTCCTTTATCTACTCGTAAGAAATGCACACGACCTATATCCGGAGCAAACGCATCGACTAACTTTTTAATCTCGGGAATAGCATCATACACTTGAGTAGGAGTCGTAAAGTTCGATTCCTTCATATCAACATCGTGATACTTTTGCATATAACCAAAACTGTTCAAGTGATAGTTATCAAACACATCTCCAGTATGACTTGTTACCGGTAACCCCCATCTATTGTTATGTGAATCTTTTTTAAGATTGTAAGGGCACCAGCGATCCTCAAATTGACCTAGTTGTTTTTCTACAGCACCTGGATTGAAGTTCCATTTGGTCTTGACAAACATACCCAAGTGTACTAAACTATTCCATAGAGCTGAACGTTCTAATTCTTCATGTGTCATAAATTTGCCAACTCCGGAAACACAGTTTTATAATCTGTTTTTCTAATGCTATCCATATTTTCAGCATATTCTTTAAATGCTGGGAGCAAGTGAGAATGGTCTTCTGCTAGTACAAATTTTAAAATACTAGACCAGCGATTCCACCCGTTTGGATTTTCTTTCCAAAATATATCGTCTTGTGTATAATTATCCCATAGCCATTGTTTAAAATCTGCAAACTGACGTTCAAGTTCTTGCTTGTCTGCTTGTGGTAGAATCCTAGCACTTAGGTATGTGGGAATATACAATAAGTGCATATTAAGTAATCCGCCACCTGCTTCAAACTTTTCAACTTTAAACTTGTTAATCTTTTTGTAGTTCTTTGCGATCTTCCATTTAGCAAAATCAATAATATGTTTAATGTTAAAGATTTGTACAGCACAGGCAATACCAACTTTGATATTATCCGGAGTGTTATCAAGTTTATCTAATGCGGCTTCAATCTCGGACCAATCTACTGGATAACGAATATAGTGATTGCGGTCACCCACTGCATCAATACTAAAGGCAAAGCGTACTTCTTTAAAATGACTCCATATCTCAATTATACTATCATCTACTAACACCCCGTTTGAGTTGTAGCGTACAGTTATATTACTAGCTTGGCCACGTCTAATGATTTCTTCTAAGAAACGTTTATGTTCTTTAATCATTAGTGGCTCACCACCGGCGAAGTACAGTTGACGTATGTTAGGTATCTGATCGAATATTTCTTCCCATAGCTCAGGACGTTCGTACCAAGTATTATTAAATTTAGTCTTATCCCAAACAATCTGTTGTATGATAATAGGGCTTTTAGTTTTAGCTATAAGCTGATCGTAATCTTGTGTCCATCGGCTACTATCATGCGGAGTACACATTACACATTTCAAATTGCAAGTGTGTCCCAGTCGTAGATCTAAATATCTTATAACAGGCGGAACAGTACCGTCTGCTTGTGTTTCATTAACTAGTTCAGTTAGGTCTAATCCTTCCTTATCCCAGAAGTATGATTCCCATACTCGCTTACTCATAACTCCGTTAGCTTCCTCTTCAAAGCATTTACTACAGCTAAGAGGTATCTTACCATCTAGCATTGTGCGCCTAACGTCTTTCATGTATTCGTTATTGAATGCACTTATTAACGTATCAGTACCGAAGTTGGCCGGCTCACCGTTTTCTTTTTTAACAAGTCCAGCGTCCCATATACCGTTAGTTGCTTGGCTAGCATTGCTACCGCAACACAAGCGAGCATCTCCGTTAGGGCGAGTAGCAACGTGTATCCATGGCAATGCACAAAACGTATTAGTGTTAGTTACTTCCTCAATACGTTCCTGCCAAACTTTTAATGTTTGGTTTTTATGTTCTTTCCAGAATATTTTATTTAAATTGCTCACCAGATTTATCAACCTCTCCGCACTGTTTAGCGCATTGCTTTAATGGAGTGTTAGTCCACGTTTCTTCAATCTTATCAAAATATTTAGATTCAAATATTTCTTTAAGAGTTTGTGTTTTTAAATTAGGATTTTTAAATCCTCGATCATTAAAATTTACTTTTGAAAAGCTGTATGGAGGAACCCCAGCAAAATCTAACCAGCAACATGCCGTTACATCACCGTGTGCATTTACATACATACTTTTTGGAGTTTTTACCTTACAGTTAATAACTTTTGTTTCTGTCGATTTAATTTTAAACAATTTGTTACTAATAGTTACACTTCGATCTGACGGGTATAGCACATGACTAGTTTTACCATCTTTAGTGATAACCGGCATGAATCCATCTCTAAATCGAGAAGTATTTTTACGAACAAATTTATCAAACTTTAATTCATTAGACATTTTTTCACAGTCGGCAATTTGATGTTTATTATGTTCAAATATTAACATATGCCACTCTGCTACCCCCCCAGCTTTTATAAATGCTTGTGCGTTATCAATAATTTTATTCCAGTCAGTGCCTATTCTGTAGAGTGCGTGTGTATCAACTAACCCGTCAATACCGAATATTACTCTAACATTAAGTTTAGCTAATTGTTGCCACCATTTGATAGGTCTTGCACTGCCGTTAGTATGCATAAACAATTCTATCTTAGGATTAATCGATCTAAGATATTCACAAATTTCTAAAGTATCTTGAGCAATAATAGGATCACCAGTATTACCGCACATGGTTATATGATTTAACTGTTTTAAAAAATCTTCAGGAAACCATTCTTTAAATTGATCAATAGATATATCTTCTTCCTCAAGCCAGGGATTGGGAATTCCGCCCTGTATGTTTCGTACACACATAGGGCAACTAGCTTGGCATCGGCTAGTGACTTCAAGATGAATAGTTGTGATATCTTCTAAATTATACATTTAATTTACGTTTATTAATTCTTATCTCAGTTTTGCAACTACATATTAACATTGAACATCTAATAGGCTTGACGACTGCATGTGTAAATTTTTCAACAAAATCTAAATCATATATATTAAAATAGTCATCACCATATATTTTAGTTTCCCCGCAGGTTCCAGATAATGCACCGTCCCTCTGAATGTTTACCCGATCAACACCGAGATTACATTCCCACCCGAAGAAAGTATTCACACGTTTACTCATAATAGCAAATGTAGTGTATGGTTCTTGACTACCATCGGCCCATGTGATCACCGCTTGTGTTTTTTCTTCTTGTATATTCTTAAGAGCTCGCATTTTTTCTAAATATTCAGTCGGTGGAAGTTTTTTAATTTTATTTTGTAAGTATGCAAGTTGCTCGAGTGAATAGTCTTTTATAGAACCAATGTCCGATCCAACAGCTTTTTTTAATGTTGTTGTTTTAACCAACCAAGGGACAGGATGGGCTACTAGCGTATCTACTAGCTGTATACATTTATCCCATGCAGATGGATCCATACAAACAGAAACACCACCCATAGTAACACCGTTTTGATAAATCAAATCTAATAGTTTCTTTAAATGTTCAACATCGCAAAATTCATGATGCGCACTAATCGCAATATCATTAAAGTATTGAGAATATTCTTTCCACCATCTTAATGTCCTTGATCCGTTAGTGTCAACTGACACTCTTACATCATGACGCTCTTTTAAGAACTTGGCAAATTCACCAAGCCTTGGCCAGATAGTAGGTTCGCCGCCGACTAGTTCAACACTGACTATTTTTTTATTAAGATGCGTTTTGTAAACTTTAATTAAGTGATCAAAGTTCTTACATATCAAATCAAAGTCAGGCCATTTAGTTGTCCCCGCATGAGAGTCTGGCCAACAATAGTTACAGTTATAATTGCATACATTAGTAAATTCGTAGCGAATACTCAGGTAGTTATCGAAGTCCGGATTTACGATAGCTATTGGTTTCATAAAGATTCCGATCCTGCATTTTGTTGTCTGCCTATAATCATCCAACGATCATAAAGTTGAGTCTTTAACATGCCTGACCATAATTCAGTTATGTGGCTTTGTTCTTTAAACTCTTCTAAAGTTTTTGCAGTACGTACATGTTCGGGAATTTGATAATTGTTACTTTGTAAAACAATCAACGACTTCCTAGGCAATCTAGCTATCCATGACTCGTATTGCTCTTGCGTGATATGTTCGCAACTGGTATTAATGATAACATCACCGTTTACAGGAACAGTACACATGTCGCGAGTAATTGCTTTGAATCGGCCGTCCTGTTCTTCTATCTTATTCATCATAGTAGCAACATGCTCGCACACTGGATCTATGTCTACACTACAAATATATTTGATAGGAATATTACTTTGGAAAATCATACTAGCCAGCACACCCACCCAACCGCCGTGTATGTCTATACGGCTAGGTTTAGTTACAAATGGCGCTAAGTTCTCTATCAGCCATTCTTTGCTTTTCATCTGCCCACTCCAAAACGCATCTAATGTACGCATTGGATTGTTGCTTTGTCGGATGGCTTGCATCCAGAAGTGTAAGTGTTCTGTATCTATTTGCATTTTGGTATTTTACTATCTGCTGAACTAACACACTTCAGTGTAATACAGCGTTTAGGTTCCTTGAATAATTCAAAGTTGTCTAGAGTACCTATTGCATCTTCATTGCAACTGTATGCTCTCTTAACTTCATTACCTCTTATTATAACACTTTGATATCCACTATTACAAGTCCAATTGGTGAAACTATTAAACCCAAGTGCATTGAATCGTTCTGCTTGATCTATAAAATAATTTTGATCACCATCAGTTAGCCTAATTTGGTATCCCTCTTGCTGTTCAAAATCGTCCTGCATGATACTAAGCATTTCAGGAGTATAGCCATCTACGATAGCAGTAGCAGTATCATTACTTTGTGGTTTGAGTGTTACATTGATCCCACGTTTACGTAGGCGTTCACAGCGTTCTAGTGTTTCAAAAAATTGGTCTGGCACCATAACTTGGTTAACAGTTACAAGAACACGTTCATAAGTTAACTGCAAACACTTATCGCCAAACTCTTGTTCTCGGGCAAACTCTGCATGGAAGCTGGCTGTAATGCTCCTACGCTGTAGTAGTTCGGTATTCTTACACCAAGTGTTCCACCATTTGGATCCAGGCGATAAATTAGTAGTCATATGGATACTCTGATAACTACTTTCCAATTCGTCTAGATGTTTTACTAGATCGGGCAGTTGTTTGTAAGCAGTGGGCTCGCCACCGCTGAAACTCCAATGGAATTCATTAAACCCATTTTGACGAGCTTGTCGTTTTATCTCATCTATAGTACTCTTATACACATCTAAAGTTTGGTAATCCATTTTGTCACTACGAGCATAGGGCCAACAGTAGCTACATTTGTAATTGCAAAATCTGCCCAGGATCCAACTGACGTTAAATAAAGGGCGATCCAGCATGGTTTGCTGTCCAAAATGAGTAATCTTTTCGAATGGTATGGTTGAAAATTGCATTGACAGTATTTAAGTGCGAGTGTATAATTAACTGGTAGACGTGAGTGGAACATGGTATACCTCCTCCTAGTAAGCTGACCCCCAGCTGAACGGAGGGAATTGGGCTAGCCCTTAGGGCGCCTTTGCAGGTTCGAATCCTGCCGTCTACACCAATTTAACAAC